CCCAGCCTGGGCACTGGTGGCGATCCTGCGGCAATACAAGTGTTTGAAGCAGACACAACAGAGCAAGTGGCAGAATGGCGACACAACAAAACAGACATTCCTACACAGGTCAAACTGCTGGCGGACATTGTAAAAGAATTGTACGAAGTTACAAAAGATGACAAAAAGATTTATTACTCAGTAGAAAACAACACAATAGGCGAAGCTGCGCTGATATCCATAAACGAATACGGCGAAGAAAACATCAAGGGTTATTTTCTCAGTGACAATTCAGTGACAGGCACCACAGGACGTAGATTCCGCAAAGGATTCAACACCACAAACCGAGCCAAACTCACAGCCTGCAACAAGTTCAAAATTCTTGTGGAATCTGGGCGCATGAAGCTGTACAGCAGACCTTTGATCTCAGAACTCAAAACTTTTGTTGCGTCAGGCGGCAGTTATGCTGCCAAACCTGGGGAAACAGACGATCTTGTGATGAGTTCGTTGTTGGCCACACGCATGCTGATGATGTTGCAAACGTACCATGCTGAATTGGACACACACTTGAAAGATCACGGCGACAACATCATTGAGCCCATGCCGTTCATATCAATGCTACGCTAAATACACAACTATGACAATGGAAGCATTACCTCAAGATCTAGCAGATTTCTTGGTCACAAAGAACTTTGACCCAGAATATTTCAACGACCAAGGACAGCCCGCTGAAGCAGGCGACGCCAAAACTATAAAATTTGACTATGTAGCAGATTCGGGCAAAAACTACGGCACAGCCGTGTGTGTAATTGCTGACGACGAGCTCAGTTTGTTCTACGGTGACAACCTGGGACGTGGCATGGAGCCTGAGGACAAACAAGAATGGTTTGAATTCTTGGAACAACTCAGCAATCAAGCAGCCAGTCACTCGGCCACATGGAGTCCACGAGACATCAACCAACTCAAACACACACTTGCTGGCATTGCTGCCATCAAAGAAGGCTTGTTTGAAGGCTACTACGGCAATCGTAAAGTCAGCTACATGGGCGAACAAACTCAAGCACGACTGGTAATCAATCACAATCGTGTGTTAGGCGAAGAGGACAAACGTTATCGTTATGTAGAAAGTTTGTTTATTGAAACAGCTGACCAAGAACGTTTTAGACTGGGATTCAAAAGTCTAGCAGGTGGCAGAGCCATGCTGGAACATGTACGCCAAGGCGGACGTCCGTATGATGTGCGTGGCAACCACATCACAGAAATTGTCAGTGAAATGGCTGTGCTGAGTCGATTCAATCGTGCTCAACATCATCGTGTGTTTGAAGGTGTCACACATGAGCTGGTGGAAAGCGCACGACAATACTATCAAAACTTACAAGAAACAATGAAGCATCTTGGCAGCTCACGTGGCTATCAAGCATACTTTGAAGCCTGGGCTCCTGACCAAACCGGTGAGGCCGAAGCTCTGGTAGAAAATCTACGCGACCTGTTTGTGGAACAGACCCTGGACGCTAGAATTGAAGCTGCCTTGCCCACACTGGCCAAGATACAACAACAAGGAAACAACATGAAAGAAGCACAAATATTTGAAAACTGGATCAACAACCTAAGCGAAGGCACATGGGCATTGCCAGAAACTCCTGAGCAAATGGAAAAACTCAACCAGCTCATGAGTGCAGAACTCATTGTTGGCCCTGATGCCACAAATGCCACAGAACTGTTGTATGACATTGTGGGCGATGACGAGCTGTTTGATATCTTAAACGATTTAGCTGACAAGAGTCAAGGTCGTGCCAACATTTGGGACGACTCAGATGTACAACGCAGACTGGCCGAGCTGGGTGTGCAAACTCCACAGAGTACAGCGGCAGAACCTGCTGATGTGCCTCAAGACACAGCACCTGAAGTCAAAGAAGATGATGCACCCGCAGAACCCAAACCATCTGACATGTCTGACTTTTGGAAACAGGCAAGAAGAAATCACTATGGTGCCAAACGCCCTGTAGGCGAAGATGCTGAATTGGCTCGCATGCTAGAACATGCTGGCGTGCCCGTGAACGAAGGCGTGTTGACAGACTCAACAGGCAGCACACTGGAACACATCAAGGACACTTATAAGCGCGATATCAAAGATTTTACCCAGTCTGGTGACATGAGCGATGATTTGTTCCACGCACTGTATGACTACTATTTTGATGACATGCCATATGGTACAAAGAAAGCTCGTGATGGAGATCCGTACGAATGGGTAGCAGATCGTTTTGCCCAAGACATTGGTCTGGACGAAGGTTGGAAAGGTGCATTGGCCGGTGGACTTGCTGGCGCAGGACTAGGCAGTGTGGTTCCAGGACTGGGCACATTGGCCGGTGGCATTGCTGGTGCTTATGCAGGACACAAAATAGGTGACCAGGGAATCAGTGACCCCACTCCGGACAAGGCACCGGCTGCGCCCGGTGCCGCCAAACCACAAAGAAACCCACCAATCAAAATCACTGCGGCCGATAGACTTGCGATGCCCATTGGACCCCGCAAAGCATCATTCCAAAAGCCAGTTGCAGAAAGTTCATGCAACATGACCATGGAAGGTGACTACTGCCCCGAACACGGTCTAGCCGAATGCGGCGGCATGTACGAAGACGGTGGTGCAGTGGGCATGCCTTACAGCATGGGTGAAGGTGTTGACGATCCAATTAACAGCAACTCGGCAATGACCGGCAGCTACTATGAAGGTAAAGAAACCAAAAGCCAAGAAGGTGATGCACTTCTGGCAAGAATAAAATCACTGGCTTTGCTCAGATGATATAAATACACTTGACACGTAGACAAGAAGCGCATATACTACTACAGTGTTTGCGCTTTTTTGTTTGTGAGTCACAGGCAACAGAGATCTAAACATTTAGATAGGCAACATAACATAGGCAACTTATTAAGGAGAAAAACTATGGCATCATTAGCAGAAATCAGAGCACGACTACAGGCAGCAGAAGGCAACAAAGGCAGCAGCCAAACAGGTGGAGACAATTCAATTTATCCACACTGGAACATGGAAGAAGGGCAAAGTGCAACACTGCGATTCCTTCCCGACGCAAATACAAAAAACACATTCTTCTGGCAAGAACGAGCAATGATTCGTTTACCTTTCGCTGGCATCAAAGGCGAAATGGATTCCAAGCAAGTGTACGTACAAGTACCTTGTGTGGAAATGTGGGGCGAAGCATGCCCTATTTTGGCAGAAGTGCGCACCTGGTTCAAGGACAAGAGCCTTGAAGAAATGGGTCGCAAATACTGGAAGAAACGCAGTTACATCTTCCAAGGCTTTGTGCGTGAGAACCCCTTGAGCGAAGACAAAACACCAGAAAATCCCATCCGACGTTTCATCATTGGTCCACAGATTTTCACCATCATCAAGGGCGCATTGATGGATCCCGAGTTGGAAGAATTGCCCACAGACGTATTGCGTGGCTTGGACTTCCGCATCACTAAAACTGCCAAAGGTGGTTTTGCTGACTACAACACTTCAAAATGGGCACGTAAAGAGTCTGCGCTTACCGAAGCCGAACAAGCCGCAATTGAAACTCACGGCTTGTATGACTTGAGCACATTCCTGCCTAAGAAGCCAGGTGATGTTGAACTCCGGGTCATCAAAGAGATGTTTGAGGCATCAGTTGATGGACAACCTTACGACACAGAACGTTGGGGTCAATACTTCCGTCCTGCAGGTGTGCAAGCACCTGGTGGCGTCGCACACAGTGATGAGGACACACCTGCACCAGCAGCCAAGCCTGCACTCAAAGTGGCAGCACCTGCACCTGCAAGTGACTTTGATGAAGACGACACTCCTACAGCAGCCGCACCAGTGGCCCGGCCTGCAGCCGGTGGACAAAACGCCCAGGATATCTTGGCCATGATCCGTAGCCGCCAAAAGCAATAATCAATGTTGATTGAGCTGGACACAGAGCTGTTTCCAGATCGTTGTGAAGTGGTAGAAATGCCACTTCACAATCAATTTGTGTATCTTATACAAAAAAATGGGTACAGCAGTTTACAAAAAGAAATACAGGTCAATGCGTACAAAGTATTTGCCAACGACGAAATAAAACAACTAAGCGTTGTTGATGTTTATTTAAGAGATCCGCAAACACGATATGTAAGTGGAGTGAACACGTATCTTCAACATTTAATGAGAGACCACCCAGAACTAGATCAATTCACAGCATTCTGGTTTGCGAAAAGATATAAATTTTTAAATATACATTACCTGCCACAATTTCATTGGCTGGTAAATCTCAGTCAATACCTTAATGACAACACCAAGTTACAATTTCATAATATTAATTCATTGAGCCAGATTACTGAATATCATTTTACCCCACCAGGTGTAACATCTGTGTCAACAGAGTTTACTGAGAAACTACTGGATAACAACAACATCAAATTGTGGGTTTATCTTGATCAAATTTTGTTAGAATTACAAAATAAACAATTGACCTGGCATGAAGTAATTGCCCATTACCGTAAAAATCACAATCAAGTATTTGATTTGATATGCGGACCTTTGTTAAAATTATCAAATCAACTAAATGTATTGCCCAAGACTTGATCATTTTGTGAGATTTAACCCTAATGGTACAGTGAGCCGTTGCGGACACATGACTCAAGCACCTGAATTTTCTTCTTTGGAGGAAATGGAACAAAGTCTTTGGTTAAGAAATACAAAATTAAGTTTTCACAAAGGTATTTGGCCTAGTGAATGCGTTAGATGTAAACAAACAGAATCAATCAATAACGCCAGCATTAGACTCAATGCAGTAACGTTTGATCAAAAACAAACTCACCAAGATTATTTGACAGTAGGCGGAGTTTTAGATAATGTTTGTAATAGCGCATGCCAAACTTGCAATGAAAATTTGAGTACAAAAATTGGCAGTTTGAAGTCTCGAGATTATGTGCGTATTGACAATAGCAATCGTTTTTGGTCATTACCTTTGGATCGTGTAGTGCATTTGGACATCAACGGTGGAGAACCCAGTGCTAGTAAAAATTATCGCCATATACTAAAAAACATTCCAGACAATGTTGCCAGCGTTAGAATCAATACCAATTGTTCTGTGGTAATGACTGAAGTCGAGGACCTGGTCAAACGTGGTGTATCAGTCACAGTCACAGTGAGCCTTGATGGCATTGGTAGAAAACACAATTATATTCGTTGGCCTATTGCGTGGGAAGAATTTGAGTGTAACTTGTTAGCATATCAACGCATGAACATAGATTTGAACACATGGACCACTGTAAGTGCATTAAATATTGGCGATTTGAACAATATTTTTTCTTATGTACAACAGCATAAACTAAAACATTCTTGGGCGTTGTTGGAAACTCCCAAAGTACTAAGTGTAAAATACAGCAACCATATGACAAGATCTGCAGACGTTCCGGATGAACTAAAGTCCGTTGTGGCACAAGACGAAGATAATACTGTTGAATTACAGTTGTTCACATTGGCACAAGACCAGTTGCGCGGAATTAAACTTTGGGACCACTACCGATGAAAATAGCCATAACTGGGCACACAGCAGGAATAGGCCAGGCACTTGCAAATATTTTACAAAGTCGCGGCCATGAAATTATGGGTTTGAGCAAACGAGATGGCAACAACATTAGAAACATTATCAAAATTGCAGACAAAATTCAATGTTGTGATATGTTTATAAACAATGCACAATCTGGATATGCGCAGACAGAACTATTGTTTGAAATATGGAACCGCTGGCAAGGACAATCGCCCAAACATATTTGGTGCATAGGAACCATGATGACGCAATGTCCGGTAGATCCTCCGGTACCAAATCAAAGTGATTTTGCTATGAGCATGTACAGAAATCAAAAAATTGCATTGGATGATGCAATAGAGCAGTTGAGATGGAAAAATTATTTGCCATTTATAACCATGATTAGACCAGGTGCAGTGGCCACTCAACCAGGACAGCAAGCGCAATGGCCACATTGTGATGTTGATGTATGGGCCAAAACCATAGTGGATGTTATGGTATTAGCAAATGAATCAGGACTGAGATTCAATGAGTTGGCATTAGGGTCTGCCAAAATAAAATTAGATTTCTAATGGATGCTCGTACTGTTTTAACTAACAAAAGTTTTTGTCCCATGCCTTGGACTGGCATTATGTACAATCACAACGGAGAAGTAAAAAATTGTGTACGCAGTGCTGGATTAATTGGCAATTTGCAACAAAAATCCATTGATCAAATTCTAGTAGACAATAAAAATCAATCAACACAAACAAAAATATTGTCAGGGCAACCAGGTGAGGATTGCTATCCATGTCATGATTTAGAAAGAAACAAATCAGGATTCAACATAATAAGTGATAGAATTTTTTACATCAAAGAGCTCAAGTCAGTGCCATTGTCAACTTACAACTCTGCAGGATCTCATGATCTTAAAACTGTTGATATGCGTTGGACAAATTTGTGTAATTTTTCCTGTGTATATTGTGGCCCAGAATTTAGTAGTGTATGGGCAGAAGAATTAAAAATAAAACAATCATCGCCCACAAATGAACAAGTAGAAAATTTTAAAAGTTATGTTTTCGATCGAGCTGCTGGACTAAAACATGTATACCTAGCTGGTGGTGAACCATTGTTAATGAAACAAAATCAAGAACTACTGGAAATGTTGTTAAAATGTAATCCAGATGTAAATCTTAGAATCAATACTAACCTAAGTCGGGTCGGTACAAAAGTTTTTGATTTGGTATGCCAATTTAAAAATGTACATTGGACTGTGAGTATAGAGTCTATAGAACAAGAATTTGAGTATATCAGACACGGTGGTAACTGGCAAGACTTTTTGGACAATTTAAAAATTATTCAACCGTTGGGGCATAAAATATCTTTTAACATGTTGCATTTTTTATTGAATTACAAAAGCATTTTTGATTGTGTGGATTATCTAATAGCGTTGGGATTTCATCATAACAGTTTTGTGATTGGTGCATTGTTAAATCCAGAATACCTAAATATTAGACATTTACCAGATCATGTGTTAAACTCAGTGAAGAGTGTGTTAGAAGATAAAATAAACAAACACCCAGGATTTTTATTAGAAGACAGTTATAAAAATTTAAGAGCATACCTTGATCAACCATTTGAAAAGAATCTTTTAAATTCTTTTCAAATGATATCAAGAATGGATCAACGTAGAAAATTAGACAGCACAAAAATTTTTACAGAGTTATACAAATTTAAACAAGGAAACTATCATGGGAAAACCATTTGACGTAAGCAAGTTCCGCAAGGAAATCACAAAGAGTATTGACGGACTGTCAATCGGATTTAACGATCCCACAGACTGGATCAGCACAGGCAACTATGCCTTAAACTACCTGATTTCAGGCGACTTCAATCGCGGCATTCCGCTGGGCAAGGTCACAGTGTTTGCTGGTGACTCAGGAGCAGGTAAGTCATACATCTGTTCAGGCAACATTGTGAAGAACGCACAAGAGCAAGGTATCTTTGTGGTGTTGATTGACAGTGAAAACGCCTTGGACGAAGACTGGCTCAAAGCACTAGGCGTAGACACCAGTGAAAGCAAACTGTTGAAACTTAGTATGGCCATGATCGACGATGTGGCAAAAACTATCTCCACATTCATGAGCGATTACAAAGCCCTGCCAGAAGGCGAACGTCCCAAGGTCATGTTTGTGATTGACTCATTGGGCATGTTGTTGACCCCCACAGACGTCAACCAGTTTGATGCTGGTGAAATGAAGGGTGACCTTGGTCGTAAACCCAAGGCGCTGACAGCTTTGGTGCGTAATTGTGTGAACATGTTTGGTAGTTACAATGTAGGTTTGGTTTGTACTAATCACACATACGCAAGTCAAGACATGTTTGACCCTGATGATAAGATTTCAGGAGGTCAAGGTTTCATTTACGCCAGTTCAATTGTTGTGGCCATGAAGAAGATGAAGCTGAAAGAAGACGAGGACGGCAACAAAGTGAGCGACGTCAATGGTATTCGTGCAGGCTGTAAAGTTATGAAAACACGCTATGCTAAGCCGTTTGAAGGCGTGCAAGTCAAGATTCCTTATACAACAGGTATGAGTCCTTACTCAGGCTTGGTGGATTTGATTGAGAAAAAAGAGTTGCTCAAGCGTGAAGGCAACAGCTTGGTGTTTACCACAAGTGATGGCGAAATTATCAAGAAGTTCCGCAAAGCATGGGAAAAGAACGATGACGGGTGCTTGGACAAAGTCATGGTAGATTTTAAGAACATCAAAGCCGAGGTAAGTACAGCCGACACAACGGAGGAATAACAATGTCAGCAGAAGTAGCAAGCGAAATTTGGGGAGAGTTAAAACGATATGTCAACGTGGTTGATAGAATGGAAGCAGCCGAAAGCATTGTAGCTATCCTAATAGATCATGATCATGATGTAGACGAAATTAAGGACGCCTTCAAAGGTGATTCAGACATCAAGAAAGCGTTGACTGCATACTTGGACAACGACAAGGATTATGCAGAAGAGGAAGAAGAGATTGACGACGAAGACAACTACAACCAAGAAGATGACTACTGATGTGGTACAGCCGAGTAGTTGCTGATCTCGGCAATATACCCGACTTCATTGCACACTTTGAAAGTGAACTGCAAGAAGCCAAACGTGATTGCAAAATTGGTGGCCTGGTAGAAAAAAACATCACAGCACTACCGGGTATAACCGAACATAGGTTCAACCAGCTACAAGAAATTGAAGCTGTGTTGAATTATCTCAACATACAACTGCGCAAAATACGACGCCGACATTTCCAAAAGTATCTAGAAGGATATGCCCGTGCGCTGACCAGCCGTGATGCTGAAAAGTATGTAGACGGTGAAGAAGAAGTTGTGGACTTTGAAACCATCATCAATGAAGTGGCTTTGCTACGTAACAAATGGTTGGGCATAATGAAGGGCCTGGACACCAAGCAGTGGCAAATGGGCCATGTGGTTCGATTGCGCACAGCAGGCATGGAAGATATCACAGTATGAACTCATATATAGACGACCCAGACAAAGGTGCTAACGACTCAGCACAATGGGAAAGAAAATGGACCACAGACAAATACATTGCCAAACGCAGAGCAAACTTTGAAACAGTTGATGCGTATTTGTCCCAGCCTGTTGGCAAATTACTAGACATTGGTTGCGGTTTTGCCTGGGAGAGTCGTTGGTTTGGGGAAAAGTACGGCACAGAATTGTGGTTGTTGGATGGCGATCAAAAACAAAATGTCAACAAGCCCGAAACAGCCTCTTACGGTAACTGGAATGCAACATCTGATGCCTTGTACTTCTACCACAGTTTTGATTTTTTAGATGCTAAATTGCAAGAACTTGGCACAAAGAATTATCATTTGATTGACGCCAACAACATCAACATACCCGCAGACGTAAAGTTTGATGTGATAACTTCGTGGCTCAGTTGTGGACACCACTATCCTGTAAAAACTTACGCAGATCTCATGCGCCAGCATTCGCACAAAGATACACGCATTATATTGGACGTTAGAACCAAAGGGGCAGTGGGCAATTTTGTGGGTGTAGATGGATTTGAAATAGTTGATGTAGTATCAGCCTATGGCAAAAAGCGCAGTACAGTTGAAATACGATTGATTTAAAATGACTGATCAAGAACGTTGGCAAAGAGATCTAGAAGAAATAGAATTATTTCTGGTGATATTCTTTATTGAAGCCTGGACGGGATTTTGGTGGTGTGTGAGCCATGTCAGTTAAATACCCACATGAAAATTGTAATTGTCACTGGTGGGTTTGACCCACTGCATTCTGGGCACATAGCCTATTTCCAAGCAGCCAAAGCCTTAGGGCATAGACTGGTTGTTGGACTCAATTCAGACGACTGGTTGGTACGCAAAAAGGGCCGACCGTTTATGCCCATGACCGAGCGCAGAGCCATTGTGGAAAATCTCTCCATGGTAGATCGTGTGATTGAGTTTGATGATTCTGACGACAGTGCCCGAGATGCCATACGCTTGGCCAAAGCATACTATCCCATGCCTGCTGCCAAGTTTATCTTTGCCAATGGCGGAGATAGAACACAAGACAACATTCCTGAAATGTCAGAAACCAACGTAGAATTTGTTTTTGGTGTAGGCGGCGAAAACAAAAAGAATTCTAGTTCGTGGATATTGGAAGATTGGAAAAAACCCAAGACTGAGCGCACCTGGGGATATTATCGTGTGTTGCACGAAGTACCGCCGAGAACCAAACTCAAAGAACTCACTGTCATGCCCAAGACATGTTTGAGCATGCAACGTCATGACAGTCGTGCAGAGTTCTGGTTTGTGGCCGAAGGCGAAGCCACAGTGTATACCTTGGATGAAGCATCAACTGATCAAGAACTTAAATGTCACTTGACTGTGCATGAAAACACATTCATTGCGGTGAATGAGTGGCATCAACTGTGTAATGAAACTGATCAAGCCTTGAAGTTGATTGAAATCCAATACGGTGAACGCTGTGTTGAAGAAGATATACAACGCCGATGAAACCAATTCCTGTATTTGTAGGATACGATCCTAGAGAAGCAGTGGCATATCATGTGTGCGTAAACTCAATCATCAGGCATGCCAGTCAACCAGTGGCCATCGTTCCTGTGGCCTTGAACTTGTTTAAGGACTACGACGAAACACACACTGACGGCAGCAATCAATTTATTTACAGCAGATTCCTTGTACCACACTTAATGGATTATTCTGGATGGGCCATATTCATTGATGGCGACATGATCCTGCGCGGGGATATCGTGGAGTTATGGAACTTGCGAGATGTCACAAAAGATGTCATGGTAGTCAAACACGATTACAAAACACGCATGACTGAAAAGTATCTTGGCTCAAAGAATGAAGACTATCCAAGAAAGAACTGGTCAAGTGTGATCTTATGGAACTGCAACAGTTTCCCCAATCGCAAATTAACTCCTGAATTTGTGCAAAAATCCACAGGCGCTGAACTGCATAGATTTACCTGGTTGGATGACAACCGCATTGGAGAACTGCCCCCAGAGTGGAACTGGTTAGACGTTGAATACGAGTGGAATTCTCAAGCCAAACTAGTACATTACACTTTAGGAACACCTTGCTTCCATGAGTTTGCAGCCGCTGGCGATTTTGCAGAAGATTGGCACCGGGAAAGACTATTAACTGACTACTGTCAGCAGAGAACATAGTATGGATGAAGAAGAACTAGCACCGTTAGAACAGCATGAATTTGATTTGCTACCTCCTGAAGTTAGAAAAATATTCTACGACATAATAAGGTATCGTGCAGACCCAGCAGGGGATTATTATGGTATGAATTTTGATGCGATTGCTGAAAAAATTCGTGCATTGGATACACAGGCAGTGCATGCCATTGACAGTGAATATAGATATGAAAGAAAAGGTTATATGTACGATCCCATACTAGAAAGTTTTGTGCGTGGTTGTGGTGGACAAATAACCACTTGGAGCAAAACAGAAACAACAATGACTCCTATAGTATTACGAGGAATCACCAAACGCAAAGAAATGAATGCATGTCGAGCCCGGGACAAAGATTTTTATTATATTGACACAGGGTACTTTGGCAATGGCAAGAAAAAACTATATCATAGAATTACAAAAAATGATGTACAAAACTTTGGACCTATAATTGAACGACCTGCAGATAGATTTGAGCGTACAGGAATCCAACTTACAAAAGTACGTGCCACTGGCAGCAAAATATTGTTGGCACCGCCCAGTCAAAAATTATTGAATCTCTATGATATTGAACTTGAGCAATGGCTAGAACAAACATTGGCAGAAATTGCTGTGCATACTGATAGAGAAGTTGTGATACGCCGCAAACAAGGCCGTAGTGCCAGGGTCAATGATGATACTATAGAAATGGCCCTGGACCAAGACATATATTGTTTGATAACATATTCCAGCATTGCTGCCGGCGAAGCCATACTGCATGGCAAACCAGCCATCACGCTGGGACCAAACGCAGCCGCCTCATTGTGCAGTACTTCTATCGCAGACATAGAAAAAATCCGACGTCCTAGTTTGGAAGAAATACATGCATGGTGCAGACACATAGCCTACTGTCAGTTTACTGAAACAGAAATGCGAGATGGCACAGCCTGGAGAATCTTGCAAGGTGGTTGATTGTGTTGTTTACATCAGTAGTGTGGCCAACGCTCGCAAGCACACAAGAAAAATTGAATGCCTGGAAAGTTTTGCAGACGGGGTACGTGCCACAGGCGATTCGGTTGTAGTAGAATGGGAACACCGATACACACCCAGCCGACTGGCGGTGATACTGGGGTGGGCTACCACAAACACTGGCGGCCGTAACATTGAACTGCGTAAACAAATCATTGCTGATCAACGCAAACTAGGCAATCACACCATGTGTATTGATGCCAGTTGTTGGAAGTATCTTGATGACCAAGGCAGTTATCTGCGTTACAGTCTTGGCGGACCGTTTTACGATCGCGCAGAATATGCCAATCGTAATAGCACCAACGCCAAATGGCAAGAAATCAGCCAGACCTTGGGAGTTAATTTGCAACCAACAAAAATCAATACTCGAGGACATATTCTGATTTGTATGCAACGTGATGGTGGATTTGCCATGAAGACATTGAATCCCATGGACTGGTTGCGTGATAAAGTAAATCAAATTAGATCAGTAACACAACGTCCCATACACATCAGACCACATCCTGGCAAATACGACATGCAAGACTTTGGTGCATACATTGGAAGAACTGCGCAACGTCAAAACATCACAATGATTGAACCCAATCAAAGCCGATTGTTGGAAAATTTAAAAAATGCACATTCAGCAGTGTTTTTCAACAGCTCAGCCAGTGTGGCAGCGGCATGCGCTGGCATACCTGTTTTTGTAGACGATGAGAGTTGTGTAAGTTGGGCTGTGTCCAATCATGACATTTCAAAGATCGAATTGCCTGCAGAATTTGTTAGAGAACAATGGATATATGACTTGTCAGCCGCACACTGGAGTGATGCAGATGCACGTCAAGGACGCATTTATCAAAAGTTTTTGCCGTACATCAAATAAAAATAAATTTATTTTTCTATAAATTTTACAATTGGTTCTATAATGTCTTTGACTATACCATTGTGTATTACATCAACATTGTAAAACAAGTTGAAATTGTGTTTTATTTTTTTAAGAGTTTTGGTACTGTATGGGATTTTGTCGTAGTGTTGTATATTTTTGATAATAATATCTAACTTTTTATCAAAGTCTGTTTCACGGTCATACGACTCGTCGAAGATATTATCGTATGTTTCAAAACCTTGAGACTTAAGATACTCTAAAATTCCAGCACCACCTATCACCATAAAAGGCTGCAATCCAGATATGGGTTTGAATGTTTTTTCAGTTACAAAAACTGGAACTTCTGGGGTTAGTCTTTGTCCGTTGTATGACTCAACCACAACACCAAAACACGTATCATCATACCACATGGGATTGAAATATCTTTGATCATACTTTTTTTCCACTGGAGGTTCACCGGGTAAAACAACTCCCCTTCGCACATAACTCCAATAAGCATCTTCTAGATACGGATCAAGTCGATTAACAACATGATCACGCCATGGTCTTTTGGCACCAATAGGCATTAGAAACTTTTTTGTGAAATTTTTGTTGGGATTATACGAAGTGTTGTAACCTCTCAAGATGTTACCTAGTGCTTCATTGTACCAAAAGAAGTTGGCAACAGAAACCACATCGTCGGGCGGGTTTTCTATTAGACTACCATAAAAGATACAGTGGTTGGGAGATTTAATTTTATATATTTCTCCCCACTTACCAAACAACCCTTCCACACACAATTCAATGATTACACGTCGATCTTCAAACTTCTTTGCCATGTACTGGTCATATGAAGTAGCAAAAATCAAAAACACTGTGTCAGAGTCGTATGTTTTGCTTTCAACATAAGGTTCAAAATTGATATGCTTGTTAATAACAGGCAAGAAATGCGGTAAGTTAGCAAAAGACCATTGCCAGGTATTGCCGACCACAACTATTTTATGTTTTGTCATAGCTGTATTTAAATCAAACAAACAAGCAACAAAAACACCCAGGCGAATCGTATATGGTAGACATGTTGAGACGAAAGCAGTGTTGATATCCCAGGCCTCGGAATACTTGTATCCAGGCTTGATCAGTTTTACAGTTGATGTGGGTGACATCACGCCGTGACACTTCTAAATAAAATTCATCAGGTTTCTCAGCAACAGCACATGGTATCCTGACCAAGACTTTATTGAGTTTGAGTCCAGTAAACAATTCAACAATTTGCTGATCAGTCATGTGTTCAAGTACATCTAAAAATACACCCAAGTCAAATGCGCCTTGCGCATGATCCAAGATGTTGCAACCGTTTTTTCTTGCTTGCTCCACAGCCCATTCGGACACGTCATAACCAGATACGTTTTTGAATCCAGCCTTTTCAAATCCTTTGATCAAAAAACCTAAACTACATCCATAATCCAAGATGGTTGAATCTTGATCAATCACACTGAATTTGTGAAACACTTGTTGTATTTCTTCAGCTGTCTTTACATATCGCTCACGTTTGGAAAGATAGTCCACATAGTTGTTGGAACGATAGTACTGTTCGTCAAACACCTGAGTCATGGAAAGTTCCGATCTGGCATTTCCTGTGCCACAGTGTGTAAAATTTTGTTGTTGAATTTATAGTAACAATACTTGCAACTTTCAGTCCAATCTTGTCCACAGTTGTTTTTCACTTCGTATGGATAGCCTTTGGTAGCATAGTTGTTGCTGAGTTGCTGCCAAGTGGGGATAATGTTGTCCACATCACACAATGAATAATCTAAATCATAGTTTTGCTTGTTTAATACATGACTGGTACAAATGTACACTTGATATTTTCCAGTACCGTGCGGATCA